GGCATGGGGGCCAGCGCGGGTAGCGGAGGGGATGCAGAAGCTGTACGGGATCACCATCGAGCCAAAACACTGGAATCGTGACTGGCTGGAGATCTGGGACTTCCTGCGCCAAGCCATCCACGAGGTGGACATTGAGGCTCAACAGCCGATTTGGCAGGTCATTCATGCAGAGAATTCGGAATATGCTGCATAAACTATTTGCCATGGTGGGGGTTTTGGGGTAATTTTCCCACAGTGCGCAAATCACCCCCAGCGCAAACACACTTCAGAAGCCCAGCCATCGTGCTGGGCTTTGTCGTTTCTGATAGGCCTATTCAGGCCCTCAAAATTCCCTCGTGCTGCTCCCCAGCGCTCCTTTGCCCGGATGCTTCGGGCCTTTTAATTCTGGATTGCCCATGACTGACGTATCCCGCATCGCTGACAGCACGGTGTTCAAAATCGTCGTGCCTGTCCTTCAGACAATCCTGTCTGCTGCTGCGATTGGCGCGTTCGTGTATGTCGTGGGCTCGCTCTCTACGCTTCAGGCCTCGCTGAACGCATACCAGACCAGCCAGGCACTGCTGACTCAACGGGTAGATTCCCTCGAACGTTCGCGCGATGCCGGTGACAAGTTCATCGACACCCTGCGTAGCTCAGACCAGCGCCAAGACTTCCGCCTGGACTCGCTCACCGAGATGGTCAAGTCGTTCGGACGGCCAAAGTGAGGTGCGCACTGGTTGTAGTGCTGTTGCTTGCCGGGTGCGCACAGCAGGACGCAGGAACCCGGCAACCAGCCGAGCACAAGACAACAATCTTTCGGTTCACGTCTGCCCCGTCGGTGTGTCCTGAGCCCGAACCACCAAAGGCTGCACCGCGCCGCGTGACGAAGAGCCGTGACGACTGGAAGCGCTACGCCGAAAGCCTCGAAAAACTCATTCCCTCGGACGCAGAACATGGCCCTCATCCCTGAATGGCGTAAGGCCTGGCGAATGACCAGTGTGCAATTGGCGGTAGCCGGTGCAGTGCTCAATGCCGCAGCGGCGGGTTGGTCAGTATTTCAGGGGGCAGTTGATCCACTGGTGTTCGCTGTCGTGAACATGGGGCTCAGCATTGCGGTCGCGGTGTCCAGGGTGATCCAGCAATCGAAGCTGCGCGAACCATCGGTTAACGAATAACTCGCGCCACGAATTCAGATGCGTCCATTTCGTGGCGCGGGATTGATCAATCTATGACCACAAATAAACCGCGAATTTCTGTGACTGCGGGGTCGGTCATCACAACCGACAGTCTCTCGAACATGGTCGCCAATATCGGCACCAACCGGGACAAGCGCTCACACAGTCAATTCGGCTTCGAGTTCGTCACACCGTATGAACTGGAAGCGGCGTATCAATCGAACTGGCTCGCACGCCGGATCGTGGACAAGCCCAACGAGGACGCTCTGAGAGAGTGGCGTGCATTCAGCGGCAAGCAGGCCAAAGAGATCGCGAACGAAGAGCGCCGTCTGGGTGTGCAGCAAGCCTATCTCGATACGTGCTGCTGGGCTGACCTGTACGGTGGTGCTGCGATCCTGATGGTGACCGGGCAGGACCTGAGCCAACCGCTCAACCTCGACAAGATCAAAAAGGGCGGGCTGAAGAACCTGGTCGTATTCGACCGGTGGGACATTCAGCCGGCCGAGTTCAACTTCACGAACCCTCTGGCGCCGAACTGGATGCTCCCAGAGTTCTACATGATGGTGAACGGGCAGCAGAAGATTCATCACAGTCACATCATCCGTCGCACGGGTGCTCGCCTGCCGCGCCGGATGCGTCAGTTCGAACAGGGCTGGGGAGACAGTCGTCTTCGTCGTTGCATGTCAGACCTGCGCGATGTGGTGGCGACCAAGGGGGGCATTGCCTCGCTGGTGCTGGAAGCCAACGTCGACACGATCAGCGTCAGTGGTTTGAAGGCAGCACTTGCCAGCGCCCAGTGCGACAACGTGACCGAGCGCTACCGAATGTTCGGCATGCTCAAGTCAATCGTGAACCTTGGCCTGCTGGACAAGGAAAGCGAGACCTACGAGCGCAACAGCATCGCGTTCTCAGGCCTGAGTTCGATCATGGAGCAATTCATGGTGTGGACGGCAGGCGCCGCCGAGATGCCGGTGACCGAGCTCTGGGGGCAGTCAGCCTCTGGACTAAGCGCTAATGGCGAAGGCGACCTGAAGACCTACCACGGCACGATCAAGGGCAAGCAGGACGGCCAGATGCGGCTGGACCTCGAGCTTATGGACCAGGTGCTGATCCGCTCCGCGCTGGGCACCTACCCGGACGACATCGAGTTCGAATGGAATCCTCTGGCTCAGACCTCTGGTGTCGAGCAGGCCCAGGAGGATCTGGCCGAGGCTCAGGCTGATGCGCTGTACATCGAGAACGGTGTGATCAAGCCAAGCCATGCGATGCGCAAAGCTCAGGCCAAAGGCACCTACGCCATCACCGACGAGCAGATCGCCGCGCAAGAGCAGTTAGAGAAGGATCAGGCTGATGGCATTGGTGACGACGGGGATGACTTGCCTGAGTTCAACCTTGGAGGGAAGACCACCACGGACGCTGCTCCGAATGGATTCGTTTCGGTCAAGCCTGACAGCCTGTCTGCCAGCGTTATCGCGGAGCACGTGCTGAGCGCTGGTATTGGCAGTGGCGTTCTGGCTGATGATCTGCATGTGACCCTGTTCTATGCCCGCGACGGCATTCCAGCAGGCTCACCGAAAATCGGTCTGTACACAGCCAATCTGACGACCGAGTACGAGATTATTGGTCAGGCCCCGTGGCGTGCGTTGGTTGTTAAGCTGGATTCTCCAGAGCTTCAAGCTCGTTTCAACGAGATCAGAGCTTCTGGCGCCGTGCACAGCTATCCGACCTTCTTGCCTCATCTGAGCCTCAAGTACGACCCCACAGATGAAGAGCTGGAGGCCATCCGCGCCAACCCTCTACCACTGGCATCAATCGTCCTTGGTGGTGAAGAATGGAAGCCCGTAAAAAGCTGACGCCGCTTCAAAGCCTGACCGCCCTCAACAAAGCACTGATGGGAAAACGGCCAAGGAAACCCCGAGCCCCTAAACCGGTCCTGCCGAGCAAGGATGCTGAGCAGTTCTATCGTGGGCAGCTTCGAGCGATGGTCCGGTTGATGGCGGGTGAGCTGGTTGCCGCCGTCGAGCCTGAGCTCAAGAGGTTGAAGCCCGACTACATCGCTGACAGCCGCATGACGCTCGATGGCAGCTGGACGGAAGAGATCCTGAAGGCGATTCGCAGCGTGTCACAGCGATTCGTCACGCCGCTGTTTGATGCGCAGGTCCAGCGAGTGGCCGCGAGCACGATCAGTCGAGCCGAGGCCAATAACGCTGAGGACTTCCGCAACTCGATCAACCGTGCTGTCGGTATCGACTTCGATCTGATCACGCGGCCAAAAGGCATGCAGGATTACCTGGAGGCCTCGATCGCTGAAAACGTCAACCTGATCAAGTCCGTCAAGACCGAGTATTTCCAGAAAGTGGAAACGATCGTGCTGGGCGGGATGAAGAGCGGCGCTGCCCCATCAGTCATAGCCAGGCAGATTCAGGAGCAGACAGGCATCACCGCCCGCCGCGCCAAGCTGATAGCGCGCGACCAGATGTCACAGATCAACGCCGACCTGACCGAGAAGCGACAGGCTGCAGCGGGGATCGAGTACTACAAGTCAGAAGACGCCGGCGACGTGCGTGTCTCTGGCAACCCTGCGGGTAAATACCCGAACGCCAAGATCAGCTGTTACGGCATAGCCCGCCACGACATCGGCTTTGGCGAGGGAGTCTACAAGGTCGGTGTCGGTGCAACGTGGGCCGGCCAAACCGGGCTGAAGCCAGGCAAGCATCACCCTCTCTGCCGCTGTGTCGCCATCTCCATGATCCCCGGCGTGAACTACTTCCCCGACAAGAACGGGTAACCCATGAAAAGAATGACCATCGACGAGACGTTCGCGCCTACGTCTCGCACCCTCACGCCTGAAGGTTTCCTGTGCGTGAAGGGCATTGCGGCGCGCACCGGGGTTTATCAGTACCTCTCCAGCGAGCTTGAGCTCGAAGGCCCCGAAAGAATCGTCAACGTGTACCGGCCGCCAGAGCAGGTTTTTGCGCCCGAATCCATGGCGACCTACCCGCACAGCGACATTACCAACGACCACCCGGAAGACCTGGTTGATTCGACAACCTTCAAAAGCGTGTCGGTAGGCCATGTTCGCGGTGTTGAGCAGGACGGCGACAACGCGGTTGTTGACATGATCATCAAGGATCAGTCGGCCATCGACGACATCCAGTCCGGCAAGGCAGAGCTATCCCCCGGATACATGGCCGAGTACGTCAAGGCTCCAGGAATTGCCCCTGACGGCACCCCATACGAGTTCGAGCAGCGCGACATCGTGATCAATCACGTTGCCGTTGTAGAAGCAGCGCGGGCCGGAAAGGTCGCCCGTATTTTTGACCACAAACCGAAAGGTGTACCAATGGCACAACGGAAAGTCTTTTTAGACTCCAAGAAAAGCCGCTCCATCACCGTTGACGAAGAGGTTGCTCTGGTAGTCGAAGACGCCGTTGCAAGCCTTCAGAAGTTCGCCGACGAAGAAACCGCCCGCGCAGACAAGGCAGAAGCCACCAAGGACGAAGCCGAAGAAAAGCTGGAAGAGGCCAAGAAGGAAACTTCTGACGCTGCTATCGGCCTGCGTGTCAAAGCCACCCTCGACACCATCGCCCTGGCCTCGAAAGTCGTGAAGTCCTTCGACGCCAAAGGTTTGGTTTCCCCGCTGGAAATCAAGCGCGCCGCCATGGCGCAGCTGAAGCCGACCCGCGACTGGGCGACCAAGTCCGAGGCCTACGTTGTTGCCGCGTTCGATGCTGCCGCTGATGAAGCGGACGAGAAGGATGACGATGACGACAGCAAGGAAACCAACGACAGCCTCAAGCAGTTCGCCAAGGACGCCGCCAAGGCCCCAAAGCTGACCACTGACGGCTCCGACGCCTACTCCAAGTTCCTGCGAGGTGAAAATTAATGGCCACCGCAATTGATACCTTTGGCCAGTACGCTGGCAAAGCCTATGAAGGTCAGATCAATGACCTGTCCATGGCCGACATCACCACCGGTGTGGCAGACGTTGTCATTCCGTTCGCTCGCGCCGTGGTCTCTGGCTCCGCCGCCAAGGGTGATGCCCTGCCTGGCGCAGGCGCGG